GCAGCACTTGTATCAAGAGATGTTACAGTTGCGGCAGCAGCAGTTCCAGAACCAAGAATACCGTCTAATGTACCAGTAAATCCAGTAGCTGTTATTTGATCAGTTGCAGTAATACCATCAACAAATAGATTAGCCCAACGAACACTGGTTGTACCAAGATCATCAGTGCTGTCTGTGTCAGAAACAATATTTGAACCACTTGTGATTCCGCCCGTTGCTACCTGTGTAGCTGTAGTAGTTAATACTCCAGTCACACCTAAAGTACCTGCTACTGTAGCATTTTCATCTATGTCTAGTGTGTCAATATGTGCAGTGCCATTGATAAATAAATCACGCCACTCTTGACCTGACGAACCTAAGTCAAACGAACCATTAGCACCGTTGGGAATAATGCTAGAGTTTACATCCGCACCAAACACAACGTTATCAGAGGCTGCATCACCAAGGGTAAGAGTACCACCATTAAACGTTGTAGTGCCTGTTACAGTTGCATTACCAGCTACCGTAAGGTTGCCACCTACAGCTAAGTTACCTGATATGTCAGCAGCACCATTCATGTCAATGGTAGTAGCTGCAATCTGTATCTCTGTGTCTGCTACAATATCAAGTTGACCGTCAACACTAGAATTAATATAAATAGCAGTATCACGAAACTGTACTTTTTCTGTCGTAGTAAGAAGTAAATCATCAGAGAACTGAAAATAGTCTTCATCCTCCATCCAAGTAAGCAAACCGTCATTACTTGCACCATCAAAGGTAACAGCTACGTCAGCACCATTAGTACCAATAGTAATAGCAGTGCCTAGCAGTTTAGTAATAGCCCCACCTTCTGCAGCAGTACCATCGTGTGTGTGACCTGTAGTAGCAAAAGCAGCTAAAAGCTGATCGTACTCGTTGTTAAAGAGGTCAGCGGTAATGGTATCGCCATCAGTAAATGATGATTGTCTTGTGTATGTAGCACCCATTTAACGTCTTGCTCCTAATTGATACTCTAACTGAAACCCTTTAAGTGAATAAGGGGCTGTTGTTAAGTTGTCATTTACTTTTAATGCAACAGAAAATCCTGAACCCTCTACTGCTTGCCTTACTAACGGCTGTGATGGCCCACCAAATACAAACCTAGCAGTGCCATCTAATGAACTAAACAAAGCAGAACCAAACTGAGAGAAGGTTTGAGTAGAATCAAAGGGATACGCATCAGGTCTAGTAGAGTTAGCATCTTCATTATCGTATCTAATAAACAAATCTGCACTAATAGTAGACTCAGGTTTAAAATTAACAATAACCCTTTGCATATGCTTTCGGATGCCAGTATCACCAAAACCCATGTCAGCACTTCTATATCTACCTAATATATCTGTACCGTCAAATGTATTGCCTTTTTCTTGCCTATGTATAAAACCACTGAAGTCGCCATGCAATACTATTACGTTACCTTCTTCAACAAAGCTATCAGTAGCAGACGGCTTGATACCACGTATCTCAGAAAACTCATACTTATCTGCTTTCATAACACAGATAATGCCTCTTGTAATGTTTTCTGCTTGATTAGCTTTAGTAAAGAACAATCTATACTGTGTCTTATCTTGTATAACAACACTCTCAAAAAGTGCTGAATCTCTTATATTTAAATCAAATACAGACTGTACGTTCTTACTAATAGTACCAAGTTCAGTGTCACCAATTCTTGCGGTAGCAGCAACAGTACGAAGACCATCAGGCCCAAGGAATAGTAAGTCACCACCAAATTCTTGGATAGTATCACCATTAACACAGCCAATGTTTCTAGTAACAGCTTGTACTGCAAAGTCACTAGAGGTAGAACCTGTTAGTTTAAATATTCTGTTTGCACAAAAGATAAATAAGCTATCCCGAAAAACCTTTAGTCCAGTAATGTCATCATCTACTTTAATGCTACCAGCACCAGAACCGCTAGTAAAATTGTCTTCATCAAAGGGTACACTAAATACTAGCTCTGCAGGTGTAGTAGATTTACCTGCGTAAAACATGTGAGACTTATAAGCTGCTACAAACCTAGAACCTGCTACACTACTGGCACTTACATCAGTAGCTGAAATAGCACTATTAAAAACTGTAGGTGCATTTGTTTCGTCTACAACAATAATCTTATCATTGCCATCAAAGTTAAATCTTTCAAACCTATACTTTACTGCATCTGTTCTGCCCGTATCTCTTTCTGTCCAGTTCTCTGAGATAATAGTATTGAGTGTATGGGTTGCTGCAGTGGTGCTAGAAGTTGCACGTGTTACCCCTGTAAAGGTAGTGCTTGTAACTCCTGTGTAGGTAAATATTTCAGAAGTTATTTGTAGTGTACCACTAGAAGAAAACCCTGTAGTGCTATCTACTGTAATAGTACCAGAGCCTGTCATACCTGTAGCTGCTAGTATCTTTACAGACAACTCCGTAGAGGCAGCACTAAATATCTTTTCACCTCTGGCTGCTACTACTTTGTTTGCAAAGTTAGCTACCATTAATACTTTTTCAGAGCTGGTTGATGTAAAAGGAACTACGTGATTTATAAATTTACTGTAACCATCTATTCTTCTGTAGCCACCCTCAATGTCTGGCTCAAAGTTTTCTAGCTCTAATGCCTCTCCCGGTTGCATAAGAAAAGTAGAACGGTTTAAAACTAAACCTCCCTCACAGTTAAATGCTACTGGTTGTACTTGAGAATTATCAGGCATTAAAACAATATCCCTACATTAAACCCTTTAGGTCTATGTATTACAGTAGAACGGACATACTCAAACTTATTAATAAGCAAGCTTTGCATGTTTTTAATGCCCTGCTCAAACCGTTGAAAGTTTAATTGATATTGGGCTGTCTCGCCTCTATATTGATAAACAAAGGCTGCTGCACCATCTGCAATAATAGGCTTAAACCTGTCAGGAATAGTGGTAGTATCGCCATGTGCAGAAAGATCATCAGGGAATGTAAAGAAGTCAAACGCTAAAGTATACTCTTTGTCAGGGAAAGGGTATAGTAAGTAATTATTATCTAGTGTGCGTACAATGAACTGAGGTACACCTCCATTGGTAAACTGTGTAACAGTTACGCCGCTACTGTGAGTTGCTGCAGTGGTGCTGTTAGCGCCTCTGGTGCAGCCTGTGAGGTCGTTGCCTGATATTGCTGTATAGCTAACTTGCTCACCGCCAATGTATACAGTTCCTGTCGCTGAGAAGCCTGTAGAGGAAGTAAGTGTAAGTGTAGTTACAGAGCTTGAATGAGAGCCATTTAGTGTTGTAGTTATAACATCATCTTCTTGATTAACAAACTCTTTACTAATGTATTCGTTGTAATCAAGATTAGCTAAGTTGCTACCAGCGGCATTAAGCGTGGTGCTTCTTTTAATTCTTGCTGTATTGTAATCTACGTGTTTGGCGCTGGCTGGTAGGCTATACCTTGATACGCCGGGAACTAGAGTAGAAGCATTAGTGGCATGGTTAAAAGGATACGTAAACTCTTTTTGATTAATGTAACGTATAGACTCATTAACAGCATTCTTACATTGGGTCTGCACACCTCTGGAATCTGCAAAGTTAGCAGAAGTAAGCACTACTTCATTCATACGAGTAATAACATCATTAGTCAATGTAAGAAATGTAAGAGCCATTATGCTTCCTTAAGATGTGACAAAGGGGCCAGCGTATAGCCAGCCCCTAAGTGTACTTTAAGTTATGCCAGCAGATCACGTGAAGCTACAGCAGCCTCAGTGTGAGCAGCCGAAATATCTGCAATTACTGCATAGACACGAAGGCGTCCAGTAGCAGCAGCAGCACCAGCGATAACAACATCAATGGTATCTGCAGCGCCAACAAGAGCTAGTGCAGCAGCCGCATAAGTAGATGCAGCACCTGTATTTACAATGTTAGCTTCGCCGCCAGAACCTTTTACAAGGTATGTACCAGCAGCAGCATCAAGTGCAGCACCGTCAACAATGTCATCTCCACCAGCAAAGTCAATATTACAAGTACAACTTGCAGTAAAGGACTTCATGATTTCCGCTCCACCAGCAAGCATTACTGATTCAGAAGG